GGAAGTGGAACGCCGGGAATATGTTTCTGAAGAATTCCGTTTCCATTTTGAATCGCATGAAGCAACTCCATATGAAGCTGAAGACGCATTACGTCACGGTGATGCGCGGGACCCATCGTAGGGCCCCCTTTTCTGTGATGTATTTGGCCGGCACCTCCATTGGTAAATCCTTTATCACGCAGAATACTTTGCACTTGATCCTCAGTAAGCTTGGGGTCGAGGCTAAGCACCATGCCAGGTACACGCACCAGTGGAGCCCGGACGAGGAATACGCTAGCGGATTGAAGAATGATGTTAAGGCTATTGTTCTAGACGACGTTGCTGCGCTCCGCCCCCAGGTCTTCCAGGGAAGCGTCGATCCGCATATTGCGGCCTTTTTGAGGCTGATCAATAACGTTTCTTACGCACCCAATATGGCTGCCGTAGAGGATAAGGGCAACATTTTTGCCACCCCTGATATTTTGGTCGGGACTTCTAACGTTCCTAACCTCCATCTTTCGAATTTTTATCAGCACGATGTCGTTGCGCTTAGGCGCATCAAGCATCTTGTTACTGTCAAGGTCAGAGATGAGTTTTCCGATGGTAATGGCGTCTTAGATGTCGAGAAGGCAGCCGCGTTTGCGCGTCATAATCCGACTGGTATCATGAACGCCTGGGACTTTAGAGTCACTACTTATCGCGGCAAGAACCACGTTGCTGGGTCGACTATTACCATTTCCAAGGAGGCTGTCAACTCAGAATGGATGGACACGCATGCATATTATAAGTGGCTCGAGAAAGCCTTCGATAGGCATCGCGCTGAGCAGGATAATTACTTGACCCACGCCAAGGCCGATTTCGATTGGTCTAGCATTGGCATTAGTATTCCTAAGCCCGGCATTGAGCCGATCGGCAACCCCAAGCCCGTAAAGGCTCCTGTTGGGATCAATCAGCAGGATGGAGAAACCACGTGTTTTTTCCACGGAAATGGAGCTCACTGTAGCACCGTTTGGGCAACCGACATCGTCGTCCCTTTTTTCACCACAATTTTGGGTGTGATTTCGGCTGTCGCGTCGATGAGCATGATCCTTTGGTTCTTTTTTAAACGCCAGATCGTTGAGCGAATCGAATGGATTTGCGATGGAATAGCAGCGACCGCATCCGCCGCTAGGCTTGTGATAACCCACACTACAGCATGGGATGCTTGCCGTCTATATTGCTCGGAGAAATATCGCAGCTTTATGAATTGGATCAGCTCAGCTATTGCTGTTTTGATTGCTATGGCCAAGTATATCGCGGCTGTCGCCATGATTGCGTTGCTCTACAAGCAGATTTACGCGAGCAAAGAGGCCACTGTTAGCGTCACCCCTCAAGGGGGCGGCCCTAACCCTGCGACGAAGATTCGTTGTGAACCAAATGTGAGCGTACAGCAGCCGCCTATTGCTGCTAACGCAGACGGAGTCCCGTGCAATATCCCAGAGCATGAGATGGATTCCGCGCCCGCATACTCCATTCCGTTCGGTTGCGTACCGTGCGCCAGCTTGACTACTGAGAGTAAGTCACTTCATGGCGATACGTTGGGTGATCTCGTAGAGAAACAGACCTATTCGGTCGTTTTCGAGAGCAAGCCTTTAACCGACGGTAGCTTCATTTCTACTGTAATCCGCATGGGTTTGAACGAAGTTGACACTTACACTGAAC